CGTGGACGACATCCGCATGGAGTGGCCGGCGCGGACCATTACGTTTGAGGCGCTCTCAAAGCCGACGTCTACGGACTTTACAGTCACCAAGAAATCAAAGACCTGGTCAGCTGTCACGCTTCGGCAGATCGCTTCCGAGATCTCCGGGAGCGCAGGGCTGACCCTTGTCTTCGACGCCGAGGATACCGAGCAGATCGCGTCCCTTGAGCAGTCTAAAACCGACGATTGCTCGTTCCTCAAATCGACCGCGGAAAAATACGGGAAAAAATTCAAGGTCTACTCTGACCGGATCGTGATCTACGACATCGCGACCTATGAGGCGCGTGAGTCGGTCGCGACATTCACTGGGGACAATACCGCGTCGGTGCGGTTCGCGTCCTCGGCCCAGGGGACCTACACGGGGGCACATTTGTCGTACACCGCGAGCGGGAGCTCGTCCACGCTCGACGTCAGCGTAGGAGGAGGGGACAGGATCCTCTACCTGAACGAATCGGCCACGAGCGAGGCAGAGGCGCTGAAGAAGGCTAAGGACAGCGTCAACGATGCAAACCGTAAAGCGACGACCGTCTCGGTCACTCTGACGATCCCGACCCTTTTCCCGGCTGCGTCCGTCGTCACGCTGCAGGACTTCGGCGGTGCGATCGACGGGCGGTATTTTGTCACACAAGTAAGCTACAGCCTCTCCGGATCCGGGCTGCAGCAGAGCTTCCAGGCATACAGGATCCCGGACCTGATCTAAGGAGGGCACATGGCTGTCGTAGGCAACTTCGGCCAGGACATCGTCTTTCAGGTGAGTGACGAGCAGGTCCTGACCTTCCAGGAAATGAATAAGGCAGTGAAGGGCCGGTGGGGCAAGGTCACTCCGATCTACGGCAAGCCGACCGCTTTTTTCCAGGGGATGGAGCACGACTCGGTCACTATGCGGGTGCAGCTGTCTGCCGGCCTCGGCGTGAGCCCGGCGAAGGTGATCGCCCGGATCGAGGAAGCTGTCGAGAGCGGCCGGGCGGACTACCTGGTCCTCGGACACCGGCTTGTCTGCAAGGGCAAGATGCGGATCACGCAGCTGTCCGAAGCGTTCGATATCGTCTGGAAAGGCGGGGGGATATATCAGGCCACACTGCGGCTGACATTTGAGGAGTACACGTGATGATCAATGAGCCGGCTTTTGAAGGAGCATACAACAAAGACATCCTGCAGTCCCTCCGGACGATTTTCTGCATACCGGAGGGCAGCGTATGGCTTGACCGTGATTTCGGAACCAGCCCGGAGACGATAGACGCCCCGCTGGCAGCTGCCATGAACATCTACGCAGTGGACGCAGTGCAGAAGGTCAACCGGTATGAGCCTCGTGTCATCGTCCGGGATGTCACATTCGAGACAGACGGGAACGGGCAGCTGACCCCGACGATCCACGTCGTCGAGAATGCGGACTATGACGGCGATGTGGAGACGGTCGAGGATGACGGGGAGATCTATGATTTCTGGGAGGCGACATAATGGCAAATGTATTTGACAACATTCCGGAGGTCTCTTTCATCGGGGACCTCACGCTGGCGCAGGAGCAGGCGCTCGAGATCGCCGACTTCCAGGCCAGGTACAAAGAGCTGACAGGCAAGACCCTTGTCTTGTCTGATGCTTCGCCCTGGCGCCTGCTTATCATGGGCAACGCGGCCCGCACATACCAGCTCGCGGCCTGGACGGACTACCAGGGCAAAATGAATATGCTGAAGTACGCGGAAGGCGACTACCTCGACAACTACGCGGCCCGGCTCGGGCTGACCCGGTCGTCTGGCTCATACGCGACCTGCACCGTGCGGTTTACGCTCTCGGCAGCGCGGACATCCGCGACCGGGATCCCGGCAGGCACCCGCGTCAGTAACGCGGCCGGGCTGTACTTCGCGACGGATGACTACGCGGAGATCCCGATCGGGTCCCTTTACGCGGACGTCTCCTGCAGCTGTACGGAGATGGGTGCCGGAGCCAACGGCCAGGAGGCCGGCGAACTGGACACCCTTGTCGACCTGCTGCCGTATATCACATCTGTCTCAAATGTCACAGCGACCACGGGAGGCTCGGACGTCGAGACCGACGACGATCTCCGGATGCGGATATACTCAGCGAGGGCGGCATACAACACGGCTGGATCCAAAGCGGCCTATAAATACTGGGCCCTGTCGTATGCGACCAGCATACAGGACGTCCTGGTCTACAGGCCGTCGGCGGGCACAGTCCGCGTCTATGTCCTCCTGAAGGACGGGGAGCTGCCCGACTCGGAGTTCCTCTCGGGCCTCCTGGAGTACCTGGACGAGGACGCGAAACGCCCATTTACCGACTCTGTGGAGACCAGCGCACCGGACCAGAGCTCTTTCGATGTCTCGCTGACATATTACATCAACCGCTCAGACAAGGCCTCTGCAGCGGCGATACAGGCAGCTGTCGCGCAGGCTGTCGCGGACTACGTCTCCTGGCAGACCGGCGCGATCGGGCGGGACATCAACCCGTCGTACCTGACGCACCTGGTCATGGCTGCCGGCGCGAAGCGCGTCGTGATCACGTCTCCCTCGTATACGGCCATCGCGGATACAGCGGTGCCCGTGCTCGGGAACCAGACCGTGACCTACGGAGGTATCGAGGATGATTGATCTCTATGACGTGCAGATGCTCGATATCCTTCCGGAACCGATGCGTGACCTGCCGAAGGTCCGGGCGCTCTCCTACGCATATCTGAACGCGCAGCGCCGGGTCCTCGACATGATCTCTGCATCGCAGGTCGTGAGCGGGACGTCTAGGCTGGACATCGATGTGATCGATGCGCTGGCGGCAGAAGAGGCATCCCCCTATTACGACGATAGCGCTTCCGAGGCGACGCGCAGGAAAGACTACGCGAACACCATGCTCAATTTCCTGCAGCTCGGGACCAAAGCCGCTGTAAACCGGATGGTAAGGGACGTCTTTTCCAGCGGATCCGCGTCAGAATGGTTCGAGTACGGAGGGGATCCATTCCACTTCCGTATCTATATCTCGGAGGACCTGACGACCGAGCAGGTCGAGGAGTTGCAGAAGCTGCTGGAGACCGTCTCGAATGCCCGCTCTGAGCTCGATGAGATCATGCGGCAGACGGAGATCCAGAGTGGTGATGTCGCGGTCCTCGCCATGCCGGTGCAGACCGTCATAACGACGATACTCTAAAGGAGGGACTAGATGGCACAGTTTAGAACGATGGTGGTGACGGACGCGGGGCTTGCGCTCGCGGCGGCCGCTGCCGCCGATGGAAAGGGCCTGGTCTTCAGCAGCATGAGGACCGGGTCCGGAAGCTATGACGGGACAGAGGACCTCTCGGCTTTTACTGCCCTGAGATCCCAGCAGACGAGCACGGCGCCGTCCAGCGTCTCCGCAACGGATTCCCAGGTCCGGATCGCGGCCAGTGTCTCAAACGCGGGGATCACGACAGGGTTCTACCTGACGGAAATCGGTATCTTCGCGTACGAAGAGGGCGGGTCTGCATCCGACGCGGTCCTGTTCGCCATAACGTCGGCGACCTCTTCGGACTGGATCCCGGCGTACGCTGATTCCCCGCGTATCGACGTGATCGAGGCATATGTCGGCCTGACAAATGCCGGCAGCCTGACTTTTACAGTGGCGTCCTCCGACGTCTATGCGCTGGCGAATGACCTAAACGCGCTCGATACAGAGGTGCAGGCCCTGCAGGACGCGGGCTTTATAACGGGGGCCGACTATCATGCAGACAACACGCCGGAGGACATCACGATCCTCACGAGCGACTGGACGGCGTCCGGATCCAACTATGTCTGCACAAAAGCCTGCAGCAAAGCTACGGCGGACTCGTTCTGCCGGCTGGACTTCTACCTGAAAAACCCGTCTACGATGACGGCAGAGAACGCGAAAGCGGCCAAGAAGGCGCTCAACATGCTGTACCCGGCCGTCACCGTCGGGGCAGGGACAGTCACTTTTACTGCATGGGCGCAGCCCACCGTGACGCTGTACCTCAGTGTCGTCGGCGGGACCTGCGGATAAGGAGGGCGGAGCTTATGGGATACGGGATACTCCATGGCTCGGGCGGAGGAGGGACTTCCTCCGATGAGCTGAATGCGACGGCGTCGCAGGTCCTCGCGGGGAAGACCTATGTCGGCGCGGATACCGATGATGAGGCCGGAACCGGAACGATGACCAGCGTAGCCTCGACAGAGACCTGCAAAAGTGTAGCCAAATCGGGGAGTAAGTTTTCGCTCCGCATGACAAACGGAGCGCATATCACTAACGCGTCCAGCGGATATCCGGAAGTCACAGCTACCGCGGCTCAGATCGCGTCCGCTGACGGAGCTACTGCGGCAAAGATCCTCTCCGGACAGACCGTATTAAACATCGACGGCACGGCGACGTCTGATGCTACCGCGACGGCGGCGCAGATCCTCAAGAGTAAGACGGCGTACGTCGACGGGAGCAAGGTCACCGGGACCATGACGGACCGGGGCGCGGTTTCAAAGACGCTCAACTGCGGCGCGTCATACACGGTTCCGGAAGGGTACCACAACGGGTCCGGGACTGTCACGGCGAACTCGCTCGCATCCCAGACGAGCGCCACCGCGACAGCTGCTTATATCTACAAGGGGAAGACCGCATGGGTCAACGGGAGCAAGCTGACCGGGGCCCTGACTGTGTCAGGAGTGACGTCTTTTAGTGTCACCGTAGCGTCTTACCAGAGCGTGACGTGCACCTGGAAATGGCCGAGCGACAGCAGGCTCTACTCCGGGGTCATGATCAGGTATAAGACCGGTAGCACGGCTCCTACCTCAACATCAGATGGCACTCTGGGATACAAGGGGACAGGATCCTCGACGACCGCCGGAGGCAGCTCCACCTGCACGATCACGGGGCTCACGCAGGGCACGACGTACAGCTTCACGATCTTCACGTACCTGACCACTTCGCTGGGAACGATCTACAGCACTGCGAGGACCGTGACCGGGAAGACCACGACGGCCAGGGACCTGAAGGCCTTCACGAGCTCCGGCACGCTGGCACTCCCGTCGACCGTGACATCCATCGACATATTCTGCGTCGGCGGCGGTGGCGGCGGTGGAGGCGGCAGCCATAAAGACAACAGCAGAGATGAGTGGTGCTACAATGCCGGATCCGGTGGAAACGGCGGGTATACGGTCACACGCAGCTCGGTCTCTGTCACGCCCGGATCTACGCTTACCATCACTGTGGGCGCCGGAGGGTCCGCGGGAGCTGTCGGCGACAACGGCGGGACCGGCGGGACGTCCAGCGTCAAAAATTCTTCCGGGACTGTCCTCGCATCCGCTGCCGGCGGTGCAGGCGGGACATACAGCCAGTCGGCCAGCACCAGCACGAGGCTATATGTCGCGGACATGGTCCCGGGCGGCGGGTCGACAGGAGGAGGCAAAGGATACCTGTATACGTCTGCCAGCGCGACGTCGAAAACGGATGTCGTGCATTATAACGGCTACTCGGACGGAGCAGGACCCGGATACGCAGAGACAGGCGGCGGTACTCCGTACTCGCAGCTGACGACGACCCGCGCGTGGGGGAGCAGCTCCGGCACGATCTACGCAGGAGGCGGAGCCGCCGGCCTGGCCTATGACGGGTCCAACTATCTCGGCGGCGGATCCGGAGGGTCCGGAGGAGGAGGCGCACACAGCGCAGCCGGGACCGCAGGGACAGGAGGCGGAGGCGGGGGCGGAGACGCACTCGCAGGATACGACATGGACAAAGGCGGGGCCGGAGGCTCCGGTATCGTACTGATCAGATGGGGGTATTGAGATGGCAGCACATAGGATATACGCACAGGTCGACGCAGGGATCGTGAAAAATGTGATGGTCTGCGCCGACTATGAGGACGCGAGCTACCTGTCCCGGGCAACATATGGAGACGACGCGCTCGCAGTCGACGTCACGAACATCCCCTGCATGATCGGGGATGCGTACAGGGACGGGACTTTCTACCGTGACGGAAAAGCGGTCACGCCGGAAGCGTCCACGGAAGCCAGCATCGCGGACCTAAAAGCCGGGCAGAATGAGATCATCCTCGCGCTGGCTGCGCTGATCGGAGGTGAGGGAAATGAGTAAAGCCGAGAAGGCTATAATCCTGAAGGCGCTGCGGATCCGCCAGGCCGCGGGGGAAGATCCGGTCGTCGCAATCCTCGGGTATACGAGGCTGTCTGATGATGAGCGGGCGGAGATTCTCAGCGAGGTAAGTCAGGATGGATGACCAGCTGAGGGTTGGCCGGGTATCGTCGATCGACTACCAGCACGGCATGGTCTCAGTGACATACCCGGACCGCGGGGACAACACGACGCAGCTGCTGCCGACGCTTTCAAACGGCCGCTACTGGATGCCTGCGATCGGTGACCTGGTCGTGGTCGCGCACTTTGCGGGGGACTCCTCCACGGGCATAGTTCTCGGCAAGATCAGCAACCTGGCGCAGTATATCCAGGGCGGCGCTGAAGGCGTCACGATAACGGACCTCGGGAACGGGGCCGTGATACAGCAGAGCGGCGGAGTGGCGACGATCACAGACGTGAACGCCTCCATGACACCGCAGGACATTCCGGACCTGAACAGCCGAGTGGACAATGTCGAAGGAGAGATCGGAGACGCCATCGAGGCAGCGGCCGCCGCAGCAGCAGCAGCAGAAGCAGCCCAGTCCTCCGCGTCCGCAGCTGCATCGTCTGCAGCCAGTGCGGTATCTACGGCAGAGGCAGCCGCTTCCGCCGCCGCGACGGCACAGGGTACGGCAGACAATGCCGCGACAGCCGCTGCCACGGCTCAGAGCACGGCAGAGGATGCGGCGACAGCAGCAGCTGCAGCACAGTCTACAGCGGACGATGCGGCTACTGCGGCGGCTACTGCACAGGGGGCGGCAGAGACGGCCCAGGAGACCGCAGACAGCAAGGTCGACGCGCTCACCGGGGACATCAATATGTATTTCACGACCTGTGCAGGACAGCTTTCAAACACCCGCCGGTCAGTATACTTTTTTATACCGATTCAAGGTGTCGCAAGCGGTTCGACCATCTCGTTTTCTGGCAAATGGTACATCAGGTCGAGCGAAGGAAACATCCTGACAAACAATACTCTTGACAGCATCGGGACAGTCACGTATGTTATCCATCCGCTTGGAATTGATGTGCGTATATCCCTCACGACACAATCGTCTTACACCAATAATATCCCGGTAACCGTGCAGGGTAATACTGGGGCAACAATGACAATCTCATAAAGGAGGGCATAATGGCATCTCTTTACAAGACGGAATCTTGGTACATCGATGAGGAGGGAACGGCACATACGCCTACTGTAAAATTTTTTGATGATAAATTTCAGGCGGAGCGACAGTACCATCTTTTCTGCGCTGCAGCTGCCACATCGGAGTATCCGACACATATCGCAACACTTGAGACCATTGACGGGACGCGGCTGAAAAAGGAGACCTACAACCACAGCACTGACAGCACGGAAGAGACAGCAGAGGAGTAACAAAATCATACTACCCGGAAGGAGGTAGACACCAATGGACGAAGTGACAAAAGCCGAACTCCGCCGGATAGACGATGAGAATGCGCGGCAGAACAAGCGTATCGAGAAACTGGAAAATACCATGGAAGAGATACGGAAGATCTCGACCAGTGTCGAGCGGCTTGCCATCAACATGGAGAATATGTTGAGCGAGCAGAAAAAGCAGGGAGACCGGCTCGACGAGCTGGAGGCGAAACCGGCAGAGGCGTGGACGACCATGCAGCGCACCATCCTGACGACGATCTGCGGGGCGCTTGCCGGCGCTGTCGCGTTTGGCTTGATGCAGATGATAGCGGTGTACGCCGCGAGATAAGGAGGTATTATGGAAGGAATCGATTGGAAGCGGAAGCTGACGAGCAGGAAGCTGTGGGTCGCGGTCGCCGGATTCGTGTCGGGGATCCTGATCTTCATCGGGTGCAGTGAGAGCGACGCGGCGCAGGTCGCCTCCCTGATCATGTCCGGGGCGTCCGTGATCGCCTACTGCGTAGGCGAGGGGCTCGCTGACGGAGGCCAGCGATGAGCGCGTACACCGCCGGGCAGGAGGTCCTCTGCGGGGACTACTACCAGTACACGCCGAGCGGGGCGGCCCAGTTCAAGAAGGCCGGCCGCTGGACGACCACGCCGAGCATGGGCTACATCGCCTTTTTCTACAGCTCCTCGCTCGGCAGGATCGGGCACACCGGGATCGTGACCAAAGTCACGCATAACGCGGATGACGGCACCTGGACGATCAGCACAATCGAGGGCAACACATCCGGGACCTACGCTGACCGGAACGGGGGAGAGGTCCGGGCGAAGACCTATCCGCACGTGCGGATCGGCGGGACGAACTGGTTCTGTGGCTTCGGGATCCCGCGCTACGGCGCGGACACGACCAACGCCACGGACCTGATCGAGATCGCGCGCGGCGAGGTAGGGTACGAAGAGAAGGCAAGCAACAAAGACCTTGAAGATCCCCAC